CTCACTATTCCGCATTAACGTATTCCCCTATTAACGCATTAACGCTTTAACGCGCTAAAATAATAAAGCACACTTTAATACTTTAAAGTGATACAAGTGCATTGGAGTACAATAACGTAGAATTGTCTGAATATTACGACTTTTATAAATTTGAAAAAATCTATTGCTTTTTATAGTGGGTATGCTATAATAGACTTATCAAATGAAAGAGAGGTAATTGATATGAGAATCGGAGAAAGAAGCTTATATGAAATTGAAGTAGACTATAATTGCGGATTGATTGAAAACGAGTATGCTGATACTGCAATGAGCATAGAAGAAGTTAAAGAACTTTGCAAAAGTGACTATGTAGAGGGTTACTTAAATTTAAAGAGAGAACTTGTAATACTATTATCTAATAATAGATATTTTAAAGTATTAAATAGGAGGGCTTTAGGATGGTAGACGCAATAGCAATTACTTTATTATGCTTAGGATTTTATTTAGGAGGGTACGACAGTGCAAAAGAAAAATATGGAAAGAAACATTGATTTCGACAAGAACGGGTATTGTAAAGATAGGGACACGTATAAGAGTCCCTATTATGCTATTAAAGCCTTTAATAACAACGAACACAATAAAGGATGCAATATGTACGATATCGACAAACGACCTATATTAAGAGAAACAGAACAAGGTGAGTATATTATATTAGGAGAAACTATTGAAATCGGATATGAAAAGGTGATTAAAAATGGAAACAGTGAGAATTGATTTAAGACGAAAAGACGTAGATATAGAAGAAGTAAGAAGTATCAGGAGAAAGCTTGCAAAGAGAGCAAATCAGAGATTGCGTGTTTTAGAAAAAAACAAACTTACAAAGAATGCTTACAGAGTAGCCACATATTATACGCAACAGACAAGAGGAAAAGACAGATTTAGTGAAGCAAAAATGGTTAAGGCAGATATGCGATACTTAAAGCAAGAAATTCTTGAATTGGAAAGATTTTTAAATTCCGTAACTTCTACCTTGACGGGATATAAGAAATTAGAACAACAGAGATTGAAAGTTTTTCGAGATTATGGACTTGAAGTTAAAGACACACAAGAGTTTTTTGACTTTTTAAATTCTGAAATATATAAACAACTTGCTAATAAAGCTATTTCATCCGACATTCTGCAAGAATTTTACGACACAGTAAAATCGAAAAAGGACGCAAAGAAAGAGGAAATACAGAAAGCCCTTGAAAAGTTCAGGGCAGGAAACATTGACACAATAGATGAACTATATGAGGAATTTGATTTAACATTTATGGAGTAGATTATGGTAAAGTTTAATTTAACGGGAGAATTTAAAAATGAAGAAGCATTGTTTTACGAGGTGAAAGACCTTACCCCGTTAGATTATGCTATGAACTGTGATATAGTATATAGTAAAGCAAGAAATAATAAGAAAGCATATTACAATTATCCGAACACATTTGATATTGAAAGTACGACAGTAGATTGTGAAGAACCTTATGCTTTTATGTACATTTTTATGTTTTGGTACAACGGAAAGGCTATATGCGGTAGACGTTGGGAAGAATTCGTTGAATTTATGGATAATGTTGTTAAATATAATGATGAAGATATAAAGGTAGTATTTTATGTTCACTATTTATCTTATGAATTTCAATTTATTAAAGATTTTTTGAATTGGCAAGAAGTATTTGCAGTAGACGCACATAAGGTATTAAGATGCACTTATGAAAATATTGAATTTCGGTGTTCTTTTTATTTATCCAATATGAGTTTAGAAAAGTTTTGCGAAAGCGGAAAGAACGTGAAACACTTAAAACAAGCCGGACACTTTGACTATAAAGTGTTAAGAACTCCTATCACAGTCCTGACGGATGAAGAATTAACATATTGTTATTGTGACGTAGTAGGATTGCATGAAAGATTGTTAGAGTCTTTAGAAGATGATACAATGATTACAATACCTTACACAAGTACAGGATATGTAAGAAGAAATTGCCGTTTAGCAATGCGAAAAAACAAGGCGAATAGAGAACTGTTTTTAAAAACACGTTTAAATAAGGAAACTTACACCTTATTAAAAGAAGCTATGCGTGGAGGAAACACACACGGAAACGCTTTGCACGTAGAACAGATAGAGCATGATGTTAAATGTTTTGATATTGCTAGCTCATATCCAGCCGTAATGATGATGAAATATTATCCTGTTACTTGCTTTACAAAGGTAAAACCTACTATGAAAAGCTTTGAAAAATACTTAAAAGAGTATTGTTGTTTATTTAGGGTACACTTTATCGGATTAAAGATAAAGAAAGAAGTTCCAGTGCCGTATATATCCGAACATAAGTGTCTAAAGAAAATAAACCCTTTAATTTTTAACGGGCGCATAGTCGAAGCAGAAGCTGTTAGCATGACAGTTACGGAAATTGACTTTGACATTATCAATTCTGAATACACTTATGAAAAGTTTGCTATTTCCGATTTTTACATCGCGAAACGAGGAGAACTACCAAAAGAATTAAAAGATGAAATTATGACTTACTTTTATAATAAGACTACTTTAAAGAAAGTAGACCCTTATTTGTATGCGAAGAGTAAGAGTTTATTAAATGCAATTTTTGGCATGGCTTGCACAGACCCTGTACGTGAAATAATGTTATATTCTGAAACAGTAGGATGGGTAAGAGAAACAGAAGATATAGATGAAGCACTTGATAAATATTATCGCTCTTATAATAGTTTTTTGCCTTACCAATGGGGAATTTGGGTTACCGCCCATGCAAGATTACAGTTAGAAAAGTCTTTAAGGCTGACGAAAAGTCATACTGTATATGTTGATACAGACAGTAATAAGTGCGTAGATATACCTGATAACATTTTAGACGGACTGAATGAAGAAATAAAGAAAGAAGCAGAGGAACATAAAGCATACGTTGATTTTAACGGTGAACGCTATTATCTAGGAGTATTTGAACAAGAGGACACTTGTAAAGACTTTATAACAATGGGTGCGAAGAAATATGCTTATACGGAAGAAGACGATACATTCCATATAACAATTTCAGGTGTATCTAAAAAATTAGGTGCACAGGAAATGATTGATAAAGCAAAAGAAGAAAACACTCTGCCAATTGAACAGTTTAAAAGGGGGTTTATATTTTATAATTGCGGTAGAACAGTACACCGCTACAACGAAGAAAGACCGCACTACATTACAGTAAACGGTTGTAAGATACTGAATGCAAGTAACATTGCAATTACTGATAGTACATACAAGTTAAGTACGACAAATGATTTTGAAAGTTTTATTGAAAATAACCTTGACATTATGATTTGATTGTGATATTATATACTTGTAACAAAGAAACAGATTTATTAAGAAAGAACAACACTATATCTAATTAAATGGAGGAAACAACATGAACAACAAAATTATGGTAAACGTAACAGCAAAGGACATCTTTAACGCACAGGCAGGAAAAGGATTTAAAGAAGCTGGTAGCGGAAAACTTGAAGGAATGCTTACCGGCTACGCAGTATACGACACAGAGTCAGCGAATAAAACAACTGGCGAAATTGAAACAAAAACAATCTCTTTAATGATTGTTGACGGGGAAATCTATTCTGGTGAAAGTATTGTAATTGCTGACAGAGTAAGGCAGTTAGAACAGTTTACAACAGAAGAAGAAATTAAAGCAGGTATTCCTATTCAGTTCGGTGAATTGAAAGTAGGTAGAGGAACAGCAACAACCTTTATGCTGAAATAGGAAAGGAGGAACGGCGGTCAAATTGACCGCCTTTTCTGTTATGTATTTAAACTTAGAAACATTGGAAAATAAATTAGATGTGTTTAATATAATTCTGGGAAATCGTGGTGGAGGAAAGACATATACTTGTTTAAGAGATTGTATAAAGAATGGAAAGAAATTTATATATTTAAGAAGAACACAGAAAGAGATACAGCGTATTGCGAAGAAGAAAGTAGATGTGTCCTTATCTCCTTTTGAGCCACTCAATAAAGATTATCCCGACTGGAATTTGGAAGTTGAGCCACTTGATGATGATATATATGCGGTTACAAACGGACTTGAAGATGAAAAGAAAAGTGTAGGGCTTATGTGTCCTTTAAGTACCTTTGCAAGTATGCGCGGTTTTTCTGCGCCAGATGTGGAAGTAATTATATTTGATGAATTTAATCCTGAATTGCACGTAAGAGGGATTAAAAATGAAGATGATGCATTTTTTAATATGTACGAAACAGTAAATCGAAACAGGGAACTGCAAGGAGAAAAGCCCGTACAAGTATTTCTATTAGGTAATACAAACAATATTGCAATTCCAATTCTAGAAACACTCGGTTTAATTGAAGTGATAGAGGGAATGCAGAGAAAAGGAAAGAAATTTTATAATAACAGAAATCGAAATTTATTTTTAATGCTAATGGAAGATAGCGACTATATCGAAAAGAAATCAAAGACAGCTTTATACAAGCTTACAGCAGGTACAGAATTCTATGAAATGGCACTTGAAAACAAGTTTGCATATAATGACTTTAGCGATATAGAAGTTAAAAACCTGAATGAATACCGACTAGAATTTACTTGTAACGACTTTGCAGTTTGGAAACATAAAAGCCGATTTGAATTCTATGTAACAAAGAATACAACAGGACGAGTAGACTATGAAAGCACAGAAGCCGAAGCAATGGCTTTACGAAATCGCATGAGATACTTATATAACGCTTACGTTGGAAGAAAAATAATTTATCAGAATTATAGGGTAAAAAAGTCCTTTACAAATTATGTGTAATGTGTTATTATAATAATCGAGGAAGGGAACAACTCAAGGCTCGGAAAGCCGTTCACGGGTGGGAGCACCTAAACCTTCCTCTTTTTCCTAAAGGGCATGAAATTCATGTTCTTTATGGAAAGGAGGAAACGAAATGAATGAAATTGTGACAGTAGTCACGAATGCAATTAGCAATGTTGGTTTTCCTATCTGCTGTGTCGGTGCGCTAGGTTATCTTCTGTATCGTGAACAGGAATTACACAGAGAGGAAAGCAAAATGTTTACAAGTGCAATTAAAGATTTAACGGTTGCACTTACACAGCTCTCGGAAAAGTTGGGAGGAAGTGAAGATGTTACGGATTATTGATGTAAGTAATTGGCAAGAAGGACTTGTAGATTTGGCACATCTGGAAAAGTACAACGCTGACGGGGTAATGATGAAAGCAACAGAGGGAAGAACCTTTACTGATAAGTCCCTCGATAGCTTCTATGACCGATTACACGGAGCAAAAGACGGAAAACCTGATAGAAATAAAATCTATGGTTTCTATCATTACGCAAGACCTGAAAACAATTCTCCAGAACAAGAAGCACAGCATTTCCTTGACAAAGTAGGACACCACGCAGGCTATGCGATTTTTGCTTTGGATTGGGAAGGGAAAGCATTAAACTATCCCATTACATGGGCTATTCGTTGGCTTGACTATGTTTATGAAAGAACAGGTGTTCGTCCCTTGATTTACACACAGGGAAGTTACACAAAGTATTTACAGAAAGTCTTAAATAGGGACTATGGACTCTGGGTAGCGCATTATGGAGTAAAAAAACCGAACATTGGAGTTTATCCGTTTTACGCAATGTGGCAGTTCAGTGCAGAAGGCATTGACCATAATTATTTTAATGGTGATGAAAAAACATGGAAAAAGTATTGTGAGGTGAGATAGTGTCTAAAATTTCAAAGGTTTTATCAAAACAGGGTACACGCTTAGATGTTGCGACTTTAACAAAAAGAGGTATAAAGCGTGTCTTACTTACACCTGCACATAACGTCGTTTTAGACGGTGTAACGTTAGAAGCTAACAAGCAATTTGACATCACTTTTCCAGAGTTAAACGGTACGTTGCCAAGCTATATTCAGTTAACATCTAGCCTCAGCGAATGGTATTGTGGTTGTAGAATTATGGAACTAGCTGGAAAAGGTAACCCGAATTACTTTGAGATTACAAAAGAAAATAACAACGGAGTGCCTACATAATGGCTTGGATAGCAGGAAACAGGTATCTATCACAGTCGGAAATGGATAACAACGCTCTAATTGTTGCTCAAATACTTTTAGAGTTTGGATGGACTCATAACGCTATTGCAGGGACTTTAGGTAATATGCAATATGAGTCTAACATAAACCCCGGTTTGTGGGAAAGTCTGAATGAAGGAAACACAAGCAGAGGTTTTGGGTTGACCCAATGGACACCAGCAACAAAGTTAATAAACTGGTGCAACAGTAAAGGACTCAATTACAAAGACGGAAACGCACAGTTACAGCGGTTGCAGTATGAGGTCGAATGGGACACACAAAGTCCTAATCAGGGACAATGGATAAATCGAGATGGGCTATCCTTTGCCGAATACATTAAAAGCACTGATACCCCGACTAACCTTGCAAGAGTGTTCATCCGTTCTTACGAGCGTCCAGCGAATGAAAACCAACCACAAAGAGGAACAGCAGCCGAACGATACTTTAACTTGATAAAGGATTTAGTGGGTGGAAAACTGGAAAAAGTAATTGAAGCAATTATGGGAAGAACAGTGGAATACAACGGGCACAAGGGATTGAACCTTTATTCACAAGACGCAGTATTGCGAACACAAGTTTTTAAATCGCCTACAGGTCATTCAGATTGTTCATCTCTAATGTGGAAAGCGTTTGAAATCTACGGAGACACCTTTATTGGAACGTGGACGGAAGACCAGCGAAGCCACGGTGAACTGGTTTGGACGAACACGAACCCCGATTGGCATACTGTACCTTTAGAGGAACAAAGCAAAATCATGCGTGGAGATTTAATCTTCTACGGCACTTTAGGAGGACAAAGCGAACACGTAGAAATGTTTCTCGGTGATAATAAACAGGTCGGTCATGGCTCAGGTTGGGGACCTACTTTAAAGGTAACAAGCAACTACCGACATCCATATCCAGTAATGGAAGTGAGAAGATATTTATACGGGGGTGGAATTATACCACCGACAAGCCCCCTTTGGAAAAAATACTTAGGTGGAATTGTTAAAAATAGGAGGAAAAAACAATGCAAACAAGTGATATTGTTAAATTAGTAGACGCAGGGTTCACGAAAGAGGAGATTATGCAGTTGGCTAGTCCAGCACAGACACAGGTTCAGACACCAACACTGGTTCAGCCACAGATGCAGACACCAGCACAGGTACAGCCACAGATGCAGACACCAGCACAGGTGCAGATGCCACCAAATGTGGATTATAAAATGCTTTATGAAACACAGAAACAGATGCTTGCCGATATGCAGTCTTTAAACCAGAGAATGAATGTTGGTGCACCGATTGACACCGTGGAGAGCGTCATGAAGGATTTTCTTGGAGGTGAAAAATAATGCCAGCTAATGAATTAAATATAAATCAGGTTAGTACAATTTTAAATGCAGTGGTTAAGCAGGCAACAGGAAACACAGCTTTAGCAACTGTCGACGGAAATAACTTTGCAACAGTAGCACAGTTACCGTTAAAAATTGGATACGACCCTGTTATTAACGCTATTTCACAGGTTCTGTCATCTACAATCTTTTCTGTTAGACCGTATTCCCGTAAATTTAAGGGTATTAACGTGTCAAGCCAGAAATTCGGAAACATCACACGCAAATTAAACATTGCAGACAGTGACTGGACGGACGATGACAGACAGAAATTAACAGACGGTGAAAGTATTGATATGTACGTTGTTAAAAAACCGACTGTATTACAGACTAACTTCTACGGTGCAAATGCTTTCCAGCGTCAGACCACAATTTTTAAAGACCAGTTAGATGTAGCCTTTTCCTCTCAGGAAGAGTTTGGCAGATTTATTTCAATGCTTATGAGTAATGTTTCTGATATGATTGAGCAGGGTCATGAAAGTATGGCAAGAATGTGTATTCTTAACTACGTTGGTGGAAAGCTTGCTAATGAAGATGAAGTAAATAACCGTATTCATTTGCTTACAGAATACAATGAGCTTACAGGTTTGACTTTAAATGATAAAGACGTATATAAACCAGAGAATTTTCCGTCATTCATGAAGTTTGTTGTTGCTAGAATTAAAGCAATTTCAAACCTTATGACTGAAAGAAGTGAAAAGTTTCACACTAACGTTACTGGAAAAGAGATTATGCGTCATACACCACTTTCAAAGCAGAAAGTGTATTTACTTGCCCCACAGCAGTATTTAATGGAAACATCTGTTTTGTCTGACCTGTTTAACGACAAGTATATGAAAATGACTGACTTGGAGTTAGTGAATTTTTGGCAGAATATTGATAAACCGGCTGATATTGATATTAAGCCTATTTACATGGACAAGAAAGGAGCTTTAAAACAGCCAGCAAGCGCAATCAAAGAACCACACCTTTTTGGTGTAATTTTTGACGAGGAAGCTTTGGGTTATACTACTGTTAATAGTTGGTCGGCTCCTACACCTTTTAATGCAAGAGGTGGTTATCACAATATCTTCTGGCACTACACAGATAGATATTGGAACGATTTTACAGAAAACGGTGTCGTTTTACTGTTAGACTAACAAAGATAGGAGGTAGAGGGGATTAACATCCCCTCGAAATCTACATGGAAGTAATTTTTTATAAATTCAGTAAAAGAAAAAATAGTACGAAACAGGCTTTTGGTGGAGTTTCTTACAAGCATGGGACTTTAAAGGAGTTCTGTAGTGTTACGAAGCCTGTAATTCTTGTAGACATGGGAAAAATCCCTGATTACAATTATGCTTATATTACAGAATTTAAAAGATATTACTACATTACTAATGTAGTAGTGGAAAGCGGTACAATGTGCAGAGTTTACATGACTGTGGATGTATTGGCAAGCTACAAAGATGATATCTTAAAAGCGGATGTGTTTGTACAGCGTTGGAGTCGGTCGAATGTGATAGACATTATGGACGGACAATGTGTAGCCAGAGCAAATCCAGAACAGCGAATAGAAACAGGTGTTTTGCCGATAGACAGTGACGGTCATTTTGTTTTGGGAGTAACAGGGAAGAACGGAGCAAATGCAGTAGCTTACTATGATTTAAACAAGACACAATTAGAGTTGCTTATGAATTTTCTTTTCACAGAAGATAATTTTAAAGATGTCATTTCCGAAGAAGTTGTAAAAAGTTTCTTTAATCCTTTTGATTTTATTGTGAGCTGTATGTGGTTTCCTTTTCCGCACAGTCCAGCAAATAAACGTCGAATAGATTTCGGATGGTTTAGCAATGACGAAATTATGGGAGTGTTACTAGAAGGAAATAGTCTAACTTCTGGTGAGCTTTGGGTGACAATTCCTAGAATGTACCCCAAAGGAGATTTTAGGAATTCGGCTTTTATTTCCTACAAAATCTATATTCCGTTTTTCGGGGAAATTCCAATAGACGCAAACATAATTTCAGAAGCAGATGTAATTTCTTATAAATTCGTGGTCGATATTGCAACTGGAAAAGCACAATGCCAGTTGGGGTATGGAGATTTCAGCATAATGGAAAGCGGTAGTGGTACTGTCTTCATGCGACTTGAAGGGCAAATGGGTTGTCCGATAGCCTTAGCTCAAACTAACACGGACATAATCGGCGGAGCAGTTTCCGCTATCGGAAGTGTTGCGGGATTTCTCAAAAATCCACAAGGAGCAGTGGAGGGAGTAGTTAGCGCAGTTGAAAACGCAATGCCTGTGCCTGAAATTAAAAGCGGTAACGGATGCCGAAGCACTTTAGACTTCGAAAGAAATGTGAAGCTCACGGCTACTATGTACCGTGCTAACGTTTTAAATCCAGAAGATAGGGGCTATATACATTGTAAACGGCAAACTCTCGGTAGTCTCGGTGGCGGTTTTGCTATTTGCGATAATGCAAGCATTCCGTTATCTGCAACAGAAGAAGAAATAACAGAAGTTAATAATTATGTGAATGGAGGTATTTATATTGAGTAATTATCCTGTGGATTTTGACGGAATAGCACGTTACAACACTAAAGTAACCCCAAATACCATACATACTTGGGGGACTTACAATGTAGAATTTTATAAGAGATATTTGCTTACTAAAGCAATGTCAGTCTTTGAGTGGACTATTCCGAAAGAGTGGAGCTTAGATTATTTTAAAAGTTGTATTTATGTAAATGGTGCAATTTGCGTAATAAATACAAACAGATTTGGAGTAATACCTCAAGTTTTTACGCCAGCCGGCTATGACATTTACTACGAACCAAACACGGCATATATTGCTAGTCCGATTTTAGGGGATTATATGCTGGAAATCGGTAAACAATGTGAGGTGATAAAGTTAAAAAGAGATTGGTGCGGTATAATGGATATCGTAAACAACTATGCGGAACTACTTACTGAATGCGATAAATCAATCGGAATAAATCTTTTAAATACAAAAGTTGCTTTTGCTTTTGGTGTGAACAGTAAAGCCGAAGCGGAAAAAATGAAGAAAATCTATGACGAAATTATTTCAGGAAATCCAGCGGTGTTTTACAAAGACGGAGGAGAAAAGTGGGATTTCTTCATTCAGAATTTGAAACAAAATTATATCGTTCAGGATTTAATTATTGCTAAAAAGTCGATTATGGACGAGTTTAACACTTTAGTTGGTATTCCGAATGCAAATACCGAAAAGAGAGAAAGACTTGTCAAGGATGAAGTTAATGCAAACAATGCGGACACGTTTTCGCTGGCTGAGGAATGGTTAGAAGAATTAAAAATCGGATGTGAAAAGGTTAATAGAATGTTTGGACTAAACTTGTCTGTTAAATTCAGGGAAGGAGTGAAGCAGAATGGCGAAAATAACACTGTGGGGAGTTCTGAATAATTACCCTGAAATTATTAAAGGTGTGGAACTGCCCAACAACGTAGACTACGAAACTTTATTAGAAGTTATAATCTTTAAAGCTGGGGAAAATGAAGTTATGTATCCTAATCCCGTTTTCATGGAAACAGCAGTTCGGGCATGGTTTAGAGCGAAAAAGTACGAGTTTGATAAACTTGCAGAAACTTTAGATTTAGAATACAATCCGATTGAAAATTACGACAGAAAAGAAGAATGGACGGATAGAACAGAAAGTACAAGTAATTCCAGTACGAAAGGAAATGGAACAAGTACGGAAAGTAAATATGCGTTCGACAGCACGAGCTTTAACCCGTACACACGTACAGAAAGCACGAACAATGATACTGATACCGTGCAGGGGAACGGGGAAACGGTGCACAGTGGAAAAATTCACGGGAATATTGGAGTTACAACATCACAGCAGATGATACAGTCGGAAAGAGAAGTTGCTAACTTTGATATATATGACTATATCGCAAGTAAATTTGAAGACGCTTTTACGCTTGCGGTTTATTAAGAAAGGAGAAATGATTATGAGTTTTGAAGTGTTTCCTTACACCAATTTCCATGAAATGAATTTGGATTGGTTAATTGAAAAAATGAAAGAGTTAGTGAAGGAATGGATGGACGTAGGCAAGAAGTGGGAAGAGATTAGAGAACTAATTGAAAACTTCTTAGACCACGTAGCAGTAGACATTTCCGCAGAAGTCAAGAAACAGTTAAAAGTGATGCTGAATAACGGAGAGTTGGAAGCAATAATCACGAGTTCTTTAGGAATTGTAACAAGCGTAGATACTTGCGTAGAACTTAAAAAATCTACAAAATATAAGGCAGGGCAGGTTATTGTTACAAAAGGGTATCACAAAGTCGGTGACAATGGCGGTGCAACTTATTACTTGTCAGACACTGCTTTTGAGGACACAGGGGTTTTCGAAAAAACAGCAAACGGATTATTTGCAAATATGCTGTACAATGATGTAATTTCCGTTGAACAGTTAGGTGTCGTTAGCAATGCTACTGGCGATTACACTACAAAACCAGCTAATAATGCGGTAGCTTTTAATAATGCCCTGACGCTTTGCAAAAGCAATTCTACAAGAAAACACAAATTTAAACTTGTAGGTTACGGAAATTATTATGTAGAAACAACTTTGGATTTCGGTGGAACGAATGAAGCGAAAGTTTCTGACAGTGATTTCAAAACCGACTTTTCTGGTTCAACGATTTTCACGGATAAAAGCTTAGACGCTCTTATTTCCATTAAAAATGCTCAAGAGATTATTTATAATTTTGGGTATATCAATGCAAAAACTTGTAATTACGGAATTAAAATTGCATCTTTGGAAAGGTATGATTGGTCGCAGTATGTAACATTACATTGCTTGGATGTGAGAGCATCTACAAATTCTCTGTATGTAACAAACAACGACAAGGGCGGCTGGGTAAATGAATTACACGTAAACGGCGGTTTATTCGCCGACGGAATTTTTGTAGACTGCCCGAACCCTGAGGACGAAGTGTTTGTGACTAATATGTTAAGTGGTTTTTACTTTAATGATGTATCATGTGAAGGTGCGGACGTTTGGTATAACTTTAAAAATGTAGTCGGTGTGCATATCACATCTGCAAGAACAACAGACATTACAAACAAGTGGATTACTACGCAGGGAAATACAAGAGAAGTTCTTCTGTTCGGTGATTTTAAAATTACCCACTTGCAGTTATCACAGGGAACACAGAAATTAAGAATTTTCGGTGCATTGACTATTCCAGATAAATTCGTTATTAAAAACCCAACCTATATGTTAGGTGCGTGGTGTGTAGATTATTTTCCACAAGTTGTCGAACAGGGTTCTGGTAGTGGATTTTTCAGGGATAGTGACGTTTCTCCTACTTATATGCTTTTCAAAGGTGATTGTAGTAAAGTAAAACTACCGAAAGAGTATAGTGAATTCTTAGGAATAAACTCTTTTAAAGCGTATGTAGAAGAAGGAGCAACAGGAACTATAATGGACGCATACGGAAAAACAGTAATGAACGTTGCCAATTATCAAGGAAAGTACATTTCAGTAGATTTCGTAGGTCGAGGATGGTGGATTAGTTAATCAAAGAGGGCTATAAGCCCTCTTTTAATTGTATTCTATTTTAAATATTCCTAAAGCCCTTAATTCTTCATTATCAAATTTCCAATGTATAAGCTTGTTATTTAGTGCTCTATACCCTCGTTCATTTATGTATGCAATACGTGTTTTTCTGTCGATTGTTACAAACACAGTAGCGTATTTCTTATTTATCGTGCTTTTCGCCGTTAGCACTGTTTGCAATCTCATTCTGTAACTCCTCCAATCTACGCAATAGATAATAGTTTTCAATATATAAATCGTTTATCTTGTTTGATGTGCATAAAGAACAGATAAGTATGCCTATTACAGCACCTATTACAATGCCTAGCATCCTATTTAACCTCTCTTTCATAGCAAATGAATTGATGATTATTCCTATCGAACCAACGAATACTGTCTACGCACCAAATAGGCACTCTCATAATAGCATCATCACCATTACAATAATATCTGTACTTTCTTGTGTCAACAATTCTTTCTTTTTTAACTCTCTTTAAAAATTCAATATTAGGTTTTCTCATTTTAATTACCTCTCTTTCATTTGATAAGTCTATTATAGCATACCCACTATAAAAAGCAATAGATTTTTTCAAATTTATAAAAGTCGTAATATTCAGACAATTCTACGTTATTGTACTCCAATGCACTTGTATCACTTTAAAGTATTAAAGTGTGCTTTATTATTTTAGCGCGTTAAAGCGTTAATGCGTTAATAGGGGAATACGTTAATGCGGAATAGTGAG